ACGGCTCGTAGATCCATGAACTTGATGACAATAGAATGGCAGAATCGTGGAATTAACTTGTGGACGATAGAAGAAGGCACTGTAACACTTACTAAGGGCACTTCTCAGTATACACTACCTGCAGATACCATTGATCTTATTGAACAGGTTATCAGGACTAATTCTGGTAATACCTCCACGCAATCTGATCTTACACTAAATAGGATAGGGGTAAGTACATTCGCGTCCATACCTAACAAATTAACTGATGGTAGGCCGATACAGATGTGGATAGATCGGCAAAGGGATGCGCCTGTGATAAACCTATGGCCTGTCCCAGACAAGAACGACACCTACGTCATAAGATACTGGCGTATTAGGCGTATCCAAGATGCAGGTAGTGGAGTACAAACAGCAGACATGAACTACAGGTTTTTACCTTGTCTGGTAGCAGGATTGGCCTACAATATTGCTTTAAAGGTACCTGAACTAATGGACAGGGTGCCCATGTTGAAAACGGTGTATGAGGAAGCATTTGCCCTAGCAGCCGCAGAAGATAGAGAAAAAACTTCAGATTATTATAGACCGCGTATAGGAGTCATATAGTGGCTAGGTATGCTTCTGCAAAAATAGCGGTAGCAGAGTGTGATGTTTGTGGGTTTCGTTATAAACTTAAAGAATTAAAGAACCTTATAGTTAAAGGACGCGATACAAATGTAAAAGCTTGCCCTGAATGCTGGAACCCAGATCAGCCACAACTTAGGCTAGGTGAGTTTCCAGTAGATGATCCGCAAGCTATACGTGATCCAAGACCGGATTTTGCAGGTCTTGAGAGTAGTAGAAAGATACAATGGGGTTGGAATCCTGTGGGTAACGGTAACAATCCTTTTGATTTAACAGATAATGATTTGGTTGGAACTGGAGGCGTAGGTTCCGTAACAGTCACCACAACATAAGGATGTAATTATGTTATTTGAAGAACCAAAGAACAAAAAGAAAAAGAAGAAAGCGGCTAACTCTAAAGGCGTGAAGATACGCGGTACAGGAGCAGCCACTAAAGGTTTGTATGCAAGAGGCCCGATGGCATAACTTATGAACTATACCGAGCTAAAGACAAATATTCAGGACATATGTGAAACTACTTTTACGGACGATCAGTTAAAGTTGTTTACTGAACAAGCGGAGCAGAAGATATATAACACTGTTCAGTTCCCTGCGTTGCGTAAAAACCAGACGGGTAATATGAGTAGTGGGAACAAATACCTGACCTTACCCACTGATTTTTTGTGGTCGTATTCTTTAGCTATCATAAGTTCAAGTGAGTACATCTATCTCTTAAACAAAGACGTTAATTTTATGCGGGAAGCTTACCCCAACCCAGCTACAACGGGTATTCCTAAACACTATGCGTTTTTTACAGATGAGTCTTTAATTATTGGCCCAACCCCTAATGCAGCATTTGAGGTGGAGTTTCACTACGGTTATTACCCAGAATCAATAGTCACTGCCAGTACATCTTGGTTAGGGGATGACTTTGATAGCGCATTGTTAAACGGAGCTTTAGTGGAAGCCATACGTTTTATGAAAGGCGAAGCTGATATGGTTGCCCTTTATCAAAAAATGTACATGGAGGCGATTACTTTGTTGGGTGCCCTTGGGGACAACAAGTTACGAGAAGACGCTTATCGCTCTGGTCAATATAGAATGAGTGTAGGTTAATATGTTTGATATGGAAGTAACAGCCTCTGTAGGAGGGTTTGAAGTACAAACCACTAATGAGAGAGGACACACCCCTGAAGAGTTAGCGGCAAACGCTGTGGCTAAGATTATAAACATTGCCGATAGTGCTGACCCTGTACTAAGACAACAGGCAGAAGCGTTTAGAGAAAGGATGTTCTACGTCATTGTACATGCTTTGAATCAAGCTGTTAAAAGTGATAGAACTACACTCTATAATGAATTTAAGAAGCAGGGCCACGCTGATGTGGCTGAAACACTGAGGAAACTATAATGGCTATATCGCAAGCATTATGTACATCGTTTAAACAAGAGATACTACAAGGTATACATAACTTTACTAGTGGTTCTGGTGGAGGCACCACTACTTCTACTGGTTCGGGTAATACTTTTAAAATAGCTTTGTTTACTAGTAGTGCTAGTCTTGGCGCGGGTACAACTGCTTACGCTGACAGTAATCAGGCATCTGGAACCGGGTATTCAGCAGGAGGCAATACGTTAACCAACGTAACGCCTACAACTTCAAGCACTACTGCGCTAACAGACTTTGCAGACACCACATGGAGTAGCTCCACTATAACGGCCAGAGGCGCACTTATATACAACTCTTCGACCACAGCAGGTTCGGCAAACAGGGCAGTGGCAGTGTTAGATTTTGGTTCTGATAAAACAACTAGTGCTGGAGATTTTACAATAACCTTTCCAACCGCAGACGCAAGTAGCGCGATAATTAGGATTGCCTAATGTCTAATGTAAACATAATCTTTGAGGGGTATAACAATGTACTCCAAGGTTATAACGAAGGCGGCTACAATCAAGACGTAGCTTTTACCGGATTAACTAGTGGTCTGGGGTCTGTAACTACTGTACAAGGCGTTGCAGTAACCGTATCTGTTTCTGGTAATGCAGGTACTTCAGCATTAGGTAGCGTCACTGCCACAGGTGGGATAGGTATAGCTGTCACTGGAGTTTCGGGCAGTGCTACGGTAGGAAATACAACAGAAACGGCTGGTGGGGGTATATCATTAGGCGTTACAGGTGTAGAGGGTACGTCAGCACTTAGTTCTGTAAGTATATGGTCTGAGGTAGATCCTAGCCAAACACCTAACTACCAAGCTATATCAACCACACAAACACCAAATTGGACAGACATAGCGGCATAAATTATGGCATCAACATACGTAAATAATCTTAGAGTCGCAGAACCAGCTAACGGGGACGCTGATTGGGGTACTAGCACTAACACTTCTCTTGAGCTTATTGGTGAAGCGTTAGGTGTAGGCACAGAAGCTATAACCACCAACGCTGATACTCACACCAGCACAGTAGCAGATGGAGCTACAGATCCTGCTAGAGCTTTACATCTTCAGTATACAGGCACATTAGATTCTGCTTGTACTATTACAATCGCTCCAAATACCCTCAAGCGAGTACAGATCATTGAGAATGCGACTAGCGGAAGTCAGTCGATTATTATTAAACAAGGATCGGGTGCTACGGTTACTATTCTTGCTGGAACAAAAAGGATTGTATATCTTGACGGAGCAGGAGCAGGTGCGGCAGTTGTCGATATTACGGCAGCGGCTTTTGGCGCACAGGCTTTTTATGTCCCATCTGGGACTACAGGAAACAGACCAACAGGTGTCGCAGGAGCTTTCCGATACAATACGACAACAGGTGCGTTTGAGGGCTACACCGACAGTTGGGGAGACATAGGCGGCTCTGGTGCAACCAACGTATCTCTAAACGAATTTTCTGGTAACGGCAGTACAACAGCCTTTACCTTATCCGCTGACCCCGGCACAGAAAACAATACTCAAGTTTACATTGATGGTGTCTACCAAGAGAAAGGCACATACGCTGTGTCGGGTACAACGCTGACCTTCAGCACAGCACCACCAAACGGTACAAGTATCGAAGTCATGGCGTTCTCTGAGTCTTCTGTGGGTGTGGTGGCAGACGGAAGTATTACAACCGCTAAACTAGAAAACTCAAGCGGCTCAAGCGATGGAGTCACTACTGCCAAAATTGCCACGGATGCAGTGACTCAGGCGAAGATAGCAGACGATGCCGTGGGAGCAGATCAGTTGGCATCAAACTCGGTGGTAACCGCATCTATCGTTGATTCAACTGGCTCAAGTGATGGAGTCACGACTGCAAAACTTGCAACAGATGCAGTAACCACGGTCAAAATAACAGATTTAAACGTCACTACAGCGAAGATAGCAAACGATGCGATAACATCGGCTAAAATAGATGACGATGCTGTAATTGCTGCTGCGATAGCAGACAACAGTGTTGACATTGCTAGGTTAAATGTGACCGATGGAACAAACGGACAGCTTCTTTCAACTAATGGCAGCGGCACATTATCTTTTACTGATCCTCCCTCTGGCGGTGCAAGTGTCGGTAAAGCATTCTTTATGGGGCAAATATAATGGCAGTCAAAATATCAGGCGTTGATCTCAGCGCAAATACAACAGCGAACATAGGACAGGCTGGCTCTTCTGGAGGCACTTACACTGTTCATATACTTAATAGAAGTTCATCTTCTGCGTTTGTGCAGTTAGGGGTAGGAGATAGTTCTGCTACATTTGCTAACGCTCAAAAGTTATTGGAGAACACTTTGATTGCTCCA